TCTGTGTGGCCTGGATTTAAGTTATTTAAAAAGTCCATAAAGTTTCCCATAGTTTTACAAAGTTAAGAATTTTGGGGGGAATAAATCCCCCCGAAACTCAAATTTATATTACATATTATCCTGCAAAAGTAATAGAATCTACAGCGTTTTGGTGTACATAGCAAAACCAGTACGTACCATCAGCTATCCATTCAATTCTTTCTCCTCCTATTGAGGCCGCTTCTACAGTTACAGTGTCAGCTAATAAATTACTAGGACCGTCAGCTCCAGCATCAGCCGAACCCATCGCTACTATTGTATCAGCAGTAGGAGAGCTAATAACTATATCACCAGAACCTGATGGAGTTGCCGCTACTATCATAGTTAAGTGGCCTCCTTCTGTTGGTGGTGGTAAAGTAATAGCTGAATCAGAACTTCCTGATTGAGTTAAGAAAATTACTTTTCCAAAGTCATCGTCTAATAATACTGTAGTTGCATCTGTACCCGCAATTCTCATTGTTGGTGGACAGTATTGTAATTTTGGAAGGTGTTTTACGTCGCTTCCAGCAGCATCTGTAGTTTTTACAAAACCTAAGATAGCTGTTCTTAATCTGTTAAAATCAAATTTTATTGCCATTTTTTTATTGTTTTTGTAGTATTGGGGGGCTTTTTATTTTTAACCCCCCTCTACCAAGTTATTTACTAAAGTATCCTAGCTAAGCAAAGTGTTCTAGGTATACCAATTAATTATTATACTACAGCAGGAGAAATGTCTGAGATAAGAGTACCAGATTTTCCAGTATTTACATCTACAGTCATTATTTGTCCAGCTCGTAGTGATGCAGCTTGTTTGATAATCTGATTTGCTAAAGCTTCAGAATATCCACTAGCGCATGTTATAGTCACTGTATCTAAAGCAGCGTTAGCACCAACTCCTAATACGTGAAATACAACAGTTGTAGCAGTAGTTAAAGTGTACTCTATTGTATTAGCTTTCACATAATAGAAAGTGTTTGCTACGTTTGCACTAGAAGCAACGTCTTGAAATTTAATATATCCTCTCATTTTTTTTGTTTTTTTAAGTTAAGTCTAGAGAGGGGGAGGTTAATCCCCCTGTGTAGACAATTAAGTTAATTATTACGAAACACTTAAGATACCACAAGACAATGGGTTTCTAACAACGATTCCAGTTTCTGAAAGCACGTGGCATTCAAACTTGTCATCAGCGTTAGCAGCTAACATTGCTTTTTGGTCATAAGGGTTTACCATTCCAGCTACATACTTTTTAATCATGCTTCTGTTTACTCCTTCAGCTCCTTTAGTAACTAACTCTACGTTAGAAACACCAGAAGTTTTTCCGAAGTCCATAAACACCATCTTAGCAGATTCTTTAAGTCTGTTGTCACCAAACGAATTAGTTCCACCAGCAGTAGAGTGTAAGTTAGGGTCATCAAATACAGGACAATGAGCAACGGTAATTTTGTTACCTAAAGCACTGTATGAAGCAAAGTTTGCTCCTAAATGAACATCACCATTTACACCAGCCATAGAACCACCAGTCATTGCACCAGCAGGAGCAACAATAAGGTCTTTCATAGCTCTGTGGAATGCTAATCTACCTTCAGTACCAGTAAATACAACCCACTCATTACCTTCAGCAGCAGTTGCGTTTAATGATAATTTAGCGATAAACTCAGTAATAATATCTTCAGTTAAAGACCCCATTGAATATGAAGCTTGGTTAGAAGAATCAATTTGAGCTAATAAACCGTCTCCTGAAATTACAGAAGACCCCATAGTACCTGAAGTACCAAGTATAGATGAACTGTAAGCTCCTGGTCTTTGAACCGTAGTATCTGTTACAGACTTTCTACCATACCATCTTTGTAATTCTTGTTGGTACATAAACTCGTCCATCATTTGTTGTTCTCTTGTAAAGTACCAAAGTCTTGAACCATTATTTTCAATCCAAGTAACGTCAGTTAAATCTTTACCAGTAACTGTACACTTCTTTCTCATTGTAGTTAACCAGTTAGTATGAGTAGAAGGATAAACCCAATTCTCACCAACATCAGCTCCGTCAGAACCATTAGGGAACGCAGAACCAATAGAAGCAATAATAGCTTCATCAGATACATCTGATGTTTGTACAGCATTATTAGCTCCATCTACTGTTTCAAATTTTACAATTCTATCACCAGAAGCTCCTTGACCTGAATCATTAGCTCTTGGGTCCTCAATTACAATTGCAGTAGCTCCTGACTGAAATCTTACCATATCCCATTTGTTTAGGAAGTCTGGAGTTCTACTTGAAGCAGTTCCATCAATAAGAATTTCAAACGTATCATTTACAGCGTCAGCTGCTGTCCAAGCTCCAGATGAAGCAGTTGGTGAATTAGTCCAAGCAGTATCAGCAGATACACCTTTAACATAACCAGTAGAATATGATGGAGCATTGTATCTTCCCATCACTTTCCATTCAAAAGAGTTGTCACCTAAGACTTTCTCTTGTGCGAAACGACCTGTTCTTTCTAAAAGATAAGTCGCAGCATAACGAGGATACTGTTGAATTAGAGTCCTTGCAATCTCTGGGTATTGCATTAAGGCTGTATTCAAAGCATTCTCAGCAGTAGTACCACTTCCGTAGGTACCTGTATAAACTTTTGCCATTTTTTTTAAATTTATTAATTAAACATTTTATTTATTGCTCAATTAACTTTCAACTATCGCAGACTTTGTCTTACTTTTTGTCTACTCGCTCATGAACGCTGATGGGTCAAATCCTTTGCCCTTAGGTTGATAAGGGTTTCGGTTTTTCCCACTATTAAGGCTTGGCGATTGTATTTTGTCCATTAGACTCTTACTACCTTCGTTACGACCTTGAGAACGAAGAATGTCTTTGATTTGGTCTTTATATAGCAGAAACATAGCCACGTCTGCAACATTGGCATGACTTGCCCAAATTTCTTTTGCCATATCTTTAGTAGCAAATCTATAAACCTCTTCTTTCTGTTTTTTTGTAACCTTACCTCCCATGAATCTTTCCATATCTTTTAAGTGAGTTTGCAATCCTTTTCTTGCTTCACTTATTTTAGCTTCCTGCGCAGCTTTTGTTTCTGTCATATTTTTTGACAGTTGTAGTTTTTGTGCTTCAATTGCTTTTTTAATAGTTCTTTTTATCTCTCTACCTTTTATAGTAATTAAACCATTTCTAAGCATTTTATCTACTGTATCATCTATTTCAGATTGTGATAATCCGTCAGCTTTTAACTCTTCTATAACTAATTCTTTATTTGAATATGATAGATAATTTTCCAATGTATCTATTTCTGGACTATTAATTTCTTCTGGTTTTGAATCTTCTTTTTTACCAAAAGCTTTTAAGGTTTGTCTTATTTCTTCTTTTGACGCTCCTTCTATTCCCAATTCTTTAGCTACTTTATCCCAATCTAAATTTTCTTCTGACGTTGATTCAGATGTAGCTTCCCACTCATATTCTTCTTGTGGTTCTTCTTCTTTTAATTCTTCTTCTTTCTTTTCCCATTTCCATCCATCTTCATCAGTTACAGGTTCACCTTCATCATCTACTTCTGTTTCTAATTTTTCTTCTGTAGATGTTCCAGCTACTTCACCGTCACCAGCAAATGCTAATGGATTAAAATCGTTTAAATTGTTTTCTTCTTTAGCAGGAGACTCTGCTATTGTCTCTTCTACTAAACTTGATTTTTCTTCTGACATATTATTTATTTTTATTGTTCCCTATTTTGCAAATATACGAATTATTTTGTTATCTTGTCTTTTGCTCTAACTTTATCCTCTGTTGATGAAGATTCTTCTCTAGAAAAAGAATTTTTATCTTTTGGAGAAGGACCTTCTTTATTTAGCTCATAATCTGCTAATTTTTTTGCAAACTCAGCTTCTTCAGAGGCGTCATGTATATCTCTCTTATCTTCTGATTGTATTTTAGCAACTTGTAATCTAGATTCAGCTTGTATTTCTGCAACTTGTATTTTAGCTTCATTATCCATTTGCTTAAGTTGAGCTTCCTCTTCAAATTTAGCTTTTTCAGCTTCTTGTTGCATTTGCATTTGTTGCATAGCTTGTTGTTGTTGTTCAGCTGCTTGTTGCTTCATTTGTTCCATTCCTTGTTCAAGTACTTTTTCTGCTTCTGTCATTGTATCAGCTTTTAACACCTTAAGTATATTTAGTAAATCTATACTTCCTGATTGTAAAGCAGATTGAGCTAATCCTTGTACTACTTGTTTCATAGCGTCATCCTTACCACTATCTCCAACATATACACCAAAATCTTGTAAAGCAACATCAGGCATTACGTTTAAAAACTTATAAGCTCCGTCTCCTAATATCATAGCTGCTTTTTTACCTCCAGCCCAAGCTATTTTCATTATGTTACAAAGTCTTTCTAATACTCTTTGTTTTACTTCGTTATGTGAATAAAACCAAGATTCTGTAATTGTTGAAGATTGTACCACACTTCTCTGTACGTTACCTACATATTCATACTGGTCTACCGCTCCTTCTCTTTGTCTTGTCACTCCAGATATCTGACCAGCCATATCTTCTAACATAATCTTAAGATTAATTAGTTGTTGTACAGATTGCGATAATGTAAAATCAACTTGTTGGAACTGATTAAAACTACTCATCTGTCCTCCCTCGTCTTTTGAGTTAATTGGTATAATACCATCAGTTTTTAAATGATATAATACAGTTTGCATATCCATTCCTACATTTGTTGGTATTTGTGATGTATCATATACTACAGCCTTACCTCCAGAACGAGCCATAGCTAGTTCAATTTGATATATTACAATATTATACAGCATTTGTGTATTGTGCAATAAATCAACCATAGACGTAACCTTTCCCGTTGTATTACCATATATACATCCAACATAAGATAATGGAGTTTTTCCAGGATTATCTACAGACCTAACTTGATTATCTCTTCTTTTACATTTAACTAATATTTTTCCACCTATTTTAGTAGCTTCCCAAATATCGTCTACCCACTTTATTTCTATTTCTTCTCCTTTTCTTTTTCTGTATGTATCTTTTACCATTTTTCTAAATGGTCTATCTGGGTCATATTTATTTTCTGATACTTTAAATTTAATAGCTCTTAAAGACTTCCACTCTGCAGATACTATACGTATACGATTTTCTTTACCTCTTGAACTATCTATCCATGTAAACTGACTGTTATAATCATCTAAATCTTGCCCGTATAAATATCTCATTTCATCTAATTTCAATAAATCGTCTTTTGTAAGATATTCTTTATATTCGTCTGCAATTTCGTTTACTGACAACCATCTTTCTTCTCCAACCCACGAAGCGTCATCTAAATAGTCAGAATGTACACTTGCATCATATATTATAGACCTTGGGTCCACTCTACGAGCGTGCGGGTCTCCATCTATTATATCTATTTTATAAAACTCTTTTCCTGTCACTAATAAATCTCTAAAACCTTCTTTGAAAGAATCTTTTAAGTTGTGTCTATTCATTACATACTCTAATCCGTCTTGAGCGGTTTCTTCTACCATTTCCCTGTAGTTATACTTCATGTATCTATCAATATCATCTGGCACAGGCATTCCTTGCCCCTCATCAGTTATAGGAGCTCCATAAGTCTCTTCAAAGTCTGAATGAATATTCTCTAACAAAGATTTCATTTGTATGGATATTTTATGGT